GTCCGAGGTGTCCACAATCGTTACGCTAATGTCGACGGTTGACGAAGGATATTTGGCGTCGAACTTGAACGTCGGGACCGGCGTTCCCGCCCGGTTGTTTCGCGTGATGGTTGCGACAACGGCAGACCCAGCGGCAGCTCTGACCAGCATTAGCTGTTTGCCGCCGAAAAGGTTGAAATATACATAGGCAAGCTCGGCTATCCAACCGAGGGCGTGAAATCCACCGAATGTCCGCAAAAACTCAGACCATGACGTGACCAGCGTTCGAACACCGACCGGTCCCCACGGTGCGAACCCGATCGCAAATGCGGTCGAACTCGGCTGCCGTGTGAACGGACGAGCGACCTGACCTTCGTTTACCACGGCTGTGACGCCAGGCTTTGTTGATTCGATTACAAGACTCATTTTTTTCCTCCGTTTTCCCGTTGGGGATCCGCCGGTTTCTCCGATTTGTCGTCGGTCCTCATCTCGACGATCTGCAGCCATCCTCGTTCTGCAAAAGCCAGTTCCCGTTCGCTCGTTCTGCGAAGCCTTCGGCACTCTCCTGCCGCAAGCAGTTTCCCGTCTGACAGCATCAGCGGGTTCGTTGAAATGTTTTTGATCTCAATCATTTTGTTCTCCTTGGCTCACATGAACTCCAGGCAGGTTACCCGCATTCTCCGTCTCCTCATTCAAACTCTCGGCACCGACCAAGATATCTGTCACGGGAATGCCGTCCCCGGTTCTGTCCTCTGACTCCCAATTGAATGCCGTTTTGAAAACCACTGCGTATGCCGTAATGTCAGGCATCCGCATTATGTAATCGTTCGCGATCGGCTCGAACGGTTCAGTTGTCAGGAGCACTTCCTCGGTCTCGACATCCTCGCCGACCAGCTTCTTCAGCCTCCGGTCTGTCAGCTCTCGCCGCACGGCTGCGATCATTGAATAGACCTTGGAACGGCGGCGGTTTCGCTCGCCTTGCGGATTGTTGTCCGCACAGATCACCACGAACGTGCACTCATGACGATATACGCGCGGGCGGCCCAGAACCGGTGACGATTTTGCAAAAAGCGAATCTTCGCCGTCAGCATACGAGACCATCACCATCGGAAAGACCGATGGCATCGACGCGATCGCTTTCTTCAGATTGTCCGGGTCGAGTTCACCCGAATAGGTTGTCAAATTTCTTACGCCAAGCGGCTGAGGTGTCATTGCGGGTCTTAGGATCTCAATGATCCCGTCCTCGATCCCCCCGGCGTAAAAATCAAAATCCTTTGCTGCCATTTACCGATCATCGCCGTATGTGCCGGCTGAAAATTTGAGCGATCGCGTCGTGGTCCTCGTCCTGGATCATCACAAATGGTCGTGCGGGTGTTTTTGATCGTCCGCGGCCAGTGCCGCCAGGATATCCAAAGTGCTGGCGTTTCGCCTGGATCGCATTGGTTCCGATCTCGACCTCGGTCGCTCGAACCTTGACCGCCATCGAATTTTTCATTTGAGCCGTATCGATTAGGATCTTCGATCCGCCACGGCCTTTGCCCTTCTTTCGTCTAGCCAACGTCTTTTCGCTGAGAGCCTTCCATTTGGTCGGACGGCCCGATGCTTTGAAGTTTCGCTCGATCGAGCCGAGCATGTAGACACCCGACGCTTTAAGCGGTTTCTCAGCGTCTCGCGAGATATTCTGCGAGATTCGGTTGATGCGTCTGAACGCCCTGTCAATGCCGTCTATCCCATTCATCTCTCGACTGCAATCATTTCGACGGTTTCCACGAACTTCCTCTTCGTTGGCCTGGTCGATATTCGATTTAATATATCCGCCCCGAGTAACTGCTCCGCCTTTTTGACCTCGACCTTCAAGCACGCATCACGATCGGCTTTGTCAATTGCCTCTGTGGCCGCCACGAATGCCGAAAGGCTCACCTCGCGAGGGCCGAGCTTTTCCTCCTTAAACCGTTTAGCTACCGCCAGTTTTCCGGTGACCGTTACTGTGCGGCCTGAACGCTTGAGCCATGTTCTGATCTCGTTTTCGATGCTGTCGGCTCGCTCAGCCAGTGGAGCGATCTGGTTCTTCAGTCCTCCCCATTCGTCGACGAGTTTCCGGATCTCTTTTTCCGTTTGAACAGTCATTCAATACGACCTCAATCGTTCGTCACTGAACTTCGTGCTCGTAGCATTTGTCAGTATTGTGTCAGTGTTGTCCGGATTCGATATCGACTCCTCCGCGGCCGGTACATCTAGTGCCGCCTTGCCGCCGCCGATGTCCTTCAACGTTTTCACCGCCTCGTCGTGGGCGTTTTTCTTGACGATATAGACGCCTTCGGGCAATCCGGACCGAGACTTATACAAATGGAAAACTGCCAGGTCCAAATTTAACGCCCTGACAAGCGGCGTCGAGGGCAACGGCAGCGAATAACGGGAGCGCGCGTAGGAGTCGAACAAGCCCGAAGCGTAGTCGATCGCTTTTAAGACGCGCGCCTCATTTATTTCACCCGTTCCCTCGTCGTCTGTGAGTTGAACGAGAGTGTTCTCGCCCAGCTCATCCAACAGATCATCGACGTCGATATAGGCCACTAGCCAACCGCCTCCACCTTCTTTTGGCCATTGACATTGAGCAATGCGACGTATGCCGGATCATCCGTGACGTCTCCCTTCTCGAGCAGCTTCGGCCCAAGCGTCCCTTCGCAGATAACGCGGACTCGCGTTGCCCTTTCAGTGGATTTGCCTTTCGGTTCCTTCGATTCTAATTCCCCAGGCAGTGCCGAGCCTTTATTAGAGAGCTCGGCAACCGTTTCATCCTGAGTCGGATCCGTATTGAGCTCATCGCCAGCAACATCTGCCTTTGCGGTTATGCCGCCGTCCGCCGGCGTCTCGATCTTCTTTCTTGCCATCTGGTTCTCCGTTTTTTTTTGCACTAGGATGCGACGGTGAACTTGATCACCGATTTCGGATACAGCAGACGTGTTCCGCCATAGATGCCGCCGGTGATCTCCACCTTCGGGTTCTTGGCGTTTCCGATCTCGCCCATCGAAACGGCTCCGACCAGTTCGCTCGGCCTGCCGTTCACCTCGATGATTGAAAAATAACCAGGCGCGGGCTGACCGTTCGCGGTGTTGTGCAGCGTTGGCGTTGACATAAAATCGCCGACAGTCTGTCCCGCAGGGCGGTTCCCGACGACGATCACCTCGCCGTCTCGAATGAATGTGTTGAAATCATTCGACTCATCGACGTAGCCGCCGTCATACACAACAAGCTGCGGCAGACCGCGGGCAGCCAATACCTTGTTCGCCTCATCTACCGAGTACGGCAAATGAACGAAATTCGAGTTCTGAAAGCCTTTCATGTCATCCGAGTTGTTGTTCTCCAGCAGCCAGTTTGCCGTCGTCTGGTTCATATAGGCCTTCGCTCCGGCCGCCGAAGCTCCCGTCTTTCTGAATAGCAGCTTCAGCAGATTGAAATCTGCCAGCGGCTTCGCATTGTCGACATCATCCCAATCTACGATCGGCGTGTGGGTTTGAACAGCGAAGGTCTCGTTTACCTTGACGCCGTTTTCGTCGATGGCCACGGCGCCGCGTAAAGTGTCCCAGCGCAGCTTCTCGATCCTCGCCATCGTCTTGTTGTAACGATTCCGGGCGATGCGGGCGACCTCTGCTGAGAGGTCCAACGTGTTCGACAGCGTACCGAGTTCCCTCGCTCGCAGTATCTCGCTCTCTTTGAGCAGATCGGTCTCTTTGAAGGGAATCGGATCATACTCGTAAGTCTTGTGGCCTTGGCGGGTGTCCGTTTTCGGATCGGTCCCCATTACGTGGGGGGCTGTCAGGCCGCGGTCGTGATCGCGCTCGTCCCATCGGACCTTCTGCGCCATCGATGTATTTACAGGCAGGATACCTGCCCCGATATGCTGGCTCGGATCGTCCTGAAAGGCCTGAACAACCTCATTGAGCTCGGCGTTGGTTGGAAATGTAAGAACTAAACTCATTTGTTATCCTTGAGCCTCCTAGAATTTGAAGATACCGCCGGCGACGCTGGCTCCCGCCAGATCCGCCTTTGCGGTGGAATCGAGCCGCAGTATCTGCGATTCGTCAAGCAGTCCTGAGATGAATACCGATATTGGCGTATCACCCGTTCCATTCGAGCCTTCGTCTGCTATGCCCTTCGCTGTTTGCGATCCGTCCGAGCCAAAGACGTTCGCCCCCGTGGCGACCGCAACAGCGGCGTTTGCCCCGAGCGTGATCGTGTTGCCCGAGATCGCGGAGATCGTGCCGACAGTCGCGCCCGCGCTATTCTTGATCACGTCGCCGACCTTGAATACCGACGCGTCATCGACTGTGCCCGTTGTCGAATCTGTCGCGAAAGCAGTGCCGGTCACGGTTGCACGCGTCCTGCGGCGGATCAGCCCGCTCGCCGTTATCACGCCTACGACATCTCCGCGACCGATCGCGTGACCGTCCTTGGCCGTCATTCCGGTCAGGACCGCTAGATCCGGCCGGGTCTTTTCAAGAGGGGTTTTCGCCCCATAGTTTTCGATCTGTGTGGTCGGCATTATCTTTCACCTCCATCGGCGACTCCGGCCGCCGTTTTCATCTTCTTCACCCGGTCGCTGTTTACCAGCGGATCGGGATCCTTTACTGCCGAAAGGTCTCCGAACTTCTCGCCGAATTCGACGTGATTCGGAAGCGCATTTATCAGCTCCTTCGCGAACGCGAGCCGAGAGAACTCGTGCGTCTCAGCATCCGCCCCCACTCCCTCGCTGAACGAGATCGCCTTTGTCGAGCTTTCGTCGGCGGCGTCGTCTGTCGCGAGACGTTCGAGGAACTCGGCGATGCCGATCCGTTTGAGAAAGTGTTTTCCTTTCTCGGTAGGGATCGACTCGACAAAGGACGCGATCTCGGCTCGTACCGACCCGGCCGCCTGTCCGGCAACCTTTGACTCCAGCTCGGCGTTAGCCTTTTTCAGTTCATCGACCTGTTCTTTGAAGTCAGCGGTGGCCGTCGTTACGGCCTCCGTAATGAGGCTCTTGATCTCCGCCTCGCTGAAATGGGCCGTCTGCTTGTCTGCGTCACGCCGGTTCGCTTCGCTCAAATCGGACACGCCGATCCCCAACTTGGCTTTGAATTTCGCCCAGAAGCTCTCCGGCAACTGGTCGAGATCTTTCTCTTCCATATCTGTCTCCTTAAAATTGATGATGGTGGACTCGATGGCGAATGATTCGCCTTCTGCAAACTGAATGTCTCTGAGGCCTCTTATCGCCGGAGGCGTCGCCCCCAGAAAGCCGACGTGTCTCAAGTTTGGCGGCTCGAGATAGAAACTCGCGGAACGCTTCTTAAAGCGTCCGGTCTCAACAAGCTGCTCGAACTCGGGATCGGTGTCAGCAAATCTTGCTTCGAGCGAATCACCGTTAAGCCGTAGCTCCGAAACCCAGCCGTATGCCGGTGCCGCATCGTCGTCCGGGTGCCCGATAACTACCGGTGCCGAACCCTGTTCAAAATTTGCGATCGCTCGATCAAACAGGTCGCGGGTCAACTGACGGACGACTCCTTTTGAGTCGCGGAATTGTCCCGCTCGGGCGATCTCGATCCACTGGTTGTTGAAGCCGTGTCTTGGCATTAGCGCAAAAAAGCCCACGATCTGATTCGGATCATGGGCTTCACAGAGCCTCTTAAAAAATTAGGGACGTCTCAGCGTCTCGTGTTGCCGGCCCTCAAAGTGCCAGTTGAGGGAATCATAGAACTTTTCTTTGAGCCGTGCAAGTGCAAAACGTTTCGTCGGCGGCATTTTCTGCAAACGATCTCGATCCTGCCCGACGAGTCCTTGGTCATCCGAAATGCAAGGGCCCTACAGGTTGGACACCTGACATCGGTCAGTTCTATCTCATCATCGGTTCGATTCACGGTTTCTGGAGTCAATGTTGGATGTTAAATAGCCGTTCAATTACATTCAATTCGTTCAATTTCGATTTTCTCGGTTAGGTCCTGCCTATGAATCCTTTTCATCGTAGAACGAGCATGCAGGGTCTTTCAGCCTAATGTCCGTTCCAGTGCCATGTGTCCATCTATCTCGGACAAGATTGCACTTATAAAACCCCTTGGCATAGCTGATCCTCAATGCATGCCTACAGGTTCGGCATGTCTTTCCGTTTCCTGCGAGCAGATGAGTCGGACGTGCCTCCCTGCGCACACCCGCCCGGATAAAACTATCACGTTGAGTTCTTAGCTCATCCAGCGTTGGCATTACAACACACTCCTGGTCCCGAATATGGGACCGTTTCCGAACGTCGCGGATTCCGGCCCCTCTCCGATTTCACCGTCCGCCTTGTTTCTCCTAAACCGATCCAAGCACTCCCACGAACAGTATTCGAAAAAATCACTCTCATGCCCCTGCCGGATCTTCGCCCCGCACCTGCAGGTCTTGATATTTAGTCGTGCCGCCACGTTAGATTCGGTGATTCGCTTCATCTTCGTATGGATCCTCGCGTTCGTCGAATGCCCCTGCCCTGCAAAGTTCGACCAGTGCATCGACGTCATAATGCGGTGAAAATACTCGTTCTCCTTGATAGAGGAAATGCTCTCGCGTTCGATGTTCCATCGACGTTATGGCCAACTTGAATGCCGTCTGAACCACTTCGGACTTTGTCATGTGCGGCGACAGCATCCACTTTCGCGTCTTCTGTAGTCTTGTCTCGCCGGTTATCACATCGGGCTCATAGTATTGCCCCTGCAGGTATGGATTTTCGCCGTCTGACACAGTAAATTTGTAGTCTTTGAAGTTTATCTCGCTTACGACATCTCTTATTTCGCTGCTGTTCATTTTCATTACCTCTGATCTATCGAAAGCTTTGCTTTCAGTTTGGGAATGTATTTGTTTATCTCGACCCTGGTGATCGGCTCTCCATCGGCTCGGCCAAGCCTGAGATCCTTGTGAGCCGCTATGCGGAGCATTACGTTAGTTGCTGCCGTCGCCTGCTTGAATGTGAAACGGCGAAAATTCTGCCCCTTGAACCGCTTTCGCAGAAATCGGTCGCGTTCCTCCGGCATCCAGCCGATGTACGCATCCAGTTTCTCGAGCGTGTAGACCTGTTCCTCACTCGCCAGAAAGATTGTTTCCGTTTCGCCCGATCGGGGACCGTCTGACTCTCGCCGAAACTCGGCGTGTAATACATTGCTGTTCGACATTGGTTGTCGGACTTGTGACGTTCGACGAGCCGCCGATCCGGTCAACCGCTTCAGCTCGCCGGTGACATCACCGAGCTGCTCGTCTGATAGATCCGTCAGAGACTCTAGATCGTCGAGCCCTAGATACTCCGCAACCCACGCCAGCCTCTCCTCGCGATCGCCATCCGGCGAGATCTGCTTCCAACAGATATTGATCGCCGCGTATGCTTTCGATCGCGATTGAGACGACATTGAACGTCCTCGTTTTGTTGGTTTTCGTGCTGCTCCCATTTTTTTTTAATCACCCTCTAGTCCCTACGCCGTTTCAAATGTGAATGTCTTTTTTGCTTCGATCAGTTTTACGAACTCCTCGTGCGAACCTCCGGAATCCGGGTGTAAAGTCCGAACGGCCTTGCGAAAGGCTGTCGCTCTCGCGGTCTCGCTGTTGAGGATCTCTTGCATACTGACGCCGGAGTGCGTGGCAATGAACGCGGCGGCGTCTTCCTGTGTTGAAAAGCGTCCCTCTGCTGACGGCAAAGCCTTATATCCATCGTAATGTGCTTTTGTGCGTCCACCGCCTGAGACGGCGTAACGATCGACCTTACGCAACGCTTCCATCGCTCCGGCAATGGCCTGTATATTCGCTTGATAGTCAGTGAAATTGTCGCACTCAAAAGACATCGGCACATATCGCTTCGTCGTGTCGTCCCATACGTCAAATTTAACGACGACGCCAGGGTGTTCGGGCTTTCGGGCATCGGCTCGCAGCCGTCCGTCGTTTCGCACGTCATACGGCGTATGGGCGGTCATTATCACGCATGATCCTTGTCGATACTTGAGTTGTCGAAGTTCCTTTGCAAGATCTTCGATTATCTGCGTCCACGTTTTACCAAACCTCGAATACGCACGGTCGTTATGATCCGTTAACGGTCGCGGAAATGAACCGTTAAGTGATTTGTAGGTGTAATCTAGCATTGCAGTGTCCCTCTCTTTATTCGACTGTTATACGAGTTCCTCTCTCGCAAACCTCAACGTAACGACCTCGATGATCGCTCGATACTCTTTCTGGAAACGTAGTTAGCAAAACGTCGCCCTTCGACTACTCCTCCAGTGCTAGCTTCAACTGACCGGCGAGCCGTGGGTAATTGATCCTTAGCATCGTATGGAGCGTAGTGATCTCATCGAGATACTGGGCTTTCCAGACGCTGACAAATTCCTCGAGCTCGGCTTCCGATCTGCCCCACCAATATCCGGCCGGATGGCCTTTGCGGGTGCAGATCGGAAATCCGTGCGTCCGGCGCAAGCTACGAACGATGATCCTGACCTGCCGCGTCGTAAGCTTAAGCCCTAGTTCGGCTTCTGCTCGGCTGATGATCTCCGCCATCTTGATTGGAGCTGCCGACGTGGCGTTTAGTATCAGTCCTGCAACGAAGATCTCCGTCTCTGTCAGATCGACACCTTGTAGAGGATCGATCACCTCTTCCTCGATCGTCATGAATGGCAGTTCAGTATCTATCATTCCCATTCTTATGCCTCCGTTATGCAACCATCGCCTCAACGAACGACTCATCGTCTGGATAGAGGCTCAGCTTGTTGATCACCTGCGCCCGCGTCGCCTCGTCCAGCGTTGCTGCCGTTCTGCTGCCGAAGTTCTCGTGCAGCCAGTTGCGGTAGTCGAACGTGTCCCATCCGCCACCATCCTGCTTTTTCAGCAGGCCGCAGTCGCGCGCCAGTACGTGGATGCGGCTCAGGTCGCGTCGGCGCTTCTCCGCCTCGCTCAATACGTCCGCAGCAGCATGGAGATCGGCAGTGGTCGGTGTTACCGGCTTCTCGAACTTCACGACCGATCTCGGCTTTAACGGATTGAATCCGGCATCGGTCAGTGCCGCTCCCAATGCTCGGCCTTCAGCCAGTTTGTGAGGATCGATCTCATATCCGCCGGGCCTCTCCCCGACCGTTGCTACGCCGATACGGGTGATCGCTCGGCCGTCGCGATCAACGACCGTCCCTTTGTAAACCAGTTGTTCAAGGGCGTGCACATAGGTCGAATACTCCGGCTCGATCGATGCAAAGTCCCCGGTCGATCTTGCGATCCTGATCAGTATCTCTGTCGGTATGAATGGGATCTCTTGGTCCCTGCTGAAAAAAAGGCAGCGTTCGATTTCGCTATCCGACAAGTCGAAGTTCTGCCTCAGCGTTGCGAGTGTCGTTCGTTGACTCTCCGTTGGTTGTATTTTTGTGTTTGACATGGTTTCTATCTCCGTTATTTCTCAGGTAACGTGCCAGTGCGGTCCCGATCAGGGAGGCGAATTCAAAACTGCGACCGCCGCACTCGGCACATCTGCCGTCGGTCGTCAGGTTCGTCAGGATCGGCAATCGCCCCTCACCCGAGCAGTCGCCGCAGACGATCTTCATCTGCAGCACTTCCGGCATCGAGCTCTTGCTGATCCGGTTTCCAAAGATCATGCAGTAGCCCTCATCGCAAGCGGCATCTTCTCTCGCGTGATCTGAACAAACTCGGCTCCGGCCGTGGGCTGTTTCGGTTCGTAGTAAACGAACCGGCCGTCGCCTTCCTTATCACAGACCTCGCGTGCGTTCATGATCGCCGTCCTTGGCTGGTCAGGGCTCAGACAGAATCCTGATTCAAAGTTCCGGCGGCTGACCGCCGGCTGATAGTGTTTACAGCTCTCGCATATATACATTTTTTTTCTTCTCCTTAACCGACCATAAGGCGGCTCGCCGCCTTGTCGATCAGTTGTTCCATCGAGACGGTCCCGCTGTTCAGCGACGTCTCGTTCCGCTCGATCATCTGCACCAGCCGGGGCATTATCATGTCCAAATGCCGGTGATTGCCACCGGTCGATTGATGGATGTGCCCTATGACTGATGGCGTCGCCCGGTCGCCGAGGACGTGTATCACGATCGTCTTTACCTCTTCGATCGACAGCTCCATCAGCGGGTAGTGCATTGCGACACGGCTAGATAACTGGACACGGACGTCTTCTGTCATGCTCGACCGCGTGAATAGTTCGAATAGATCCTTCGTGCCGATCAGAACGATCGGGATCCGGGCCTTTTCCCACACGTAACAGATCGTGCCCAGCGCCTTTTCGTTCAGATAGTTCGCCTGATCGACGAAGAGCGGCCGCGGATTTCGCTTCAGCTTCTCCGAGATCATGTCCTCAAGCTTTGCCGTCGGATGCCAGTCGTTCAGCCCCAGCTCTCGCGCGATCTTCTGGACAAAGTACCGGGTTGTGATATTCGCCGAACACAATATCTCGATCGGGCGCGTCTTCATCGATTCATTCGCGAATTCGAGCATGCACCTCGACTTGCCTACTCCGGGCTTTGCCCAGACCACAACTATCACGTTCTCGTCGATCGCTGTCTTACAGGCATGACGAAACTGCTGCCAGCTTCGCGTTTCAATGAAGGAGTTCCTATAACCGTGCCTTACCGTGCCCTCAACTCGTTCGCGATATGCTCTTATTTTTGCCTCCAACTTTGAGTTGTTGGGTGAAACACCGTGTCCTCCTGCCGCCTTGTCCAGGAAATATGTGCCCTCTATGTAGGCATCAAGCGCGGTCCGCGACATGCCGATATGATCAGACCGCGATAGTTCTGCGGTCGTTAGATTTGGGTGTTGTGCGACATACTCAGCGAGCCACTGCCGAAGCTCCTCATCGCCGACGGCTGTTACGCCGCTCATCAGTTTGAATGTCTTTTCTGCTGCCATTGTAAATTTGCCTCTGTTTTTCTAATTGACTTCGAGCGGTCAGCACGGCTATAAACGTAGATGACATGGTTCGCTGCGTTTGAATTAGACGTGCCGACCAATCGAGCTTCTCTGTTCTCAGGTCAGGGAAGCTTTTTCTTTTTGTTCTTATCGATGATCGCCGGATCGATCGCTTCCAATAGGTCGCGGATCCGCACCAGAGCCTCGTTGTCAGCGAGCGTGCAGTCGTCGCCGCAGACCGCATAGGTTCGGGCGACTATCGCCGCCACTTGTCCGGGCAGTTTTAGGATCTTCTTTGTTTGATCGTCCACCTTCCATTTCACCTCCTTCCCTAGGATTTCCGCCCGCTCGCGTAAAAGCAGACAGATCTTGTAAATCTCGTGATATGCATGCCAGGGCTTGAATCCCGTCCGTTCCTCATTGATCGTCAGCGTATCCGGGTGCGGGATCTCGGTTTTTTCGACAAATCGAAACCGTCGACCGAACTTTTGTGATTGACCGACCGGATCGTGATACTTCATCGAGCAGGAAAGGCAAACGCTAAACCGCTGTTCGCGATGACGACCGACAAAATGGGCCCTCGACAATTGGTTGCATACAAAACACCGCTCGGTCCGGGCGGTTACCGGCCGCTCGTAACGTCGAGTTGTATGCTGGTTGATCATTCGTCTTCCCACTCTTCTCTGATCGGTGCCGAGTCGCCCGTCCTTCGGAAGATGCCCTCGATCACGTTCGCTGTCTCCACCTGCTCTGCCGTTATCGCAGTGGCGGTCCGGGTCGATTTCGGCTTATCAAATCGTGTCAGGTTGATCACCTTCGGAGCGGCGTTTACGGCCATTCGCTCCGCGTCCGGTGTATCTGGCCCTGGAGATTCAGATGAAAGCTGTGCTGCCAATCTGTCCTCCACGGATTCCCCGCGATAGTTCGACATCTGGATGAAATGGAACTCGCGTGCGACCTTCTGTTCGTGTGCCCGCTGCTTCGCGATCAGGCTCATCGTCCGTTTGTTCTTGTTCAGCACGCCCGAGTTACCGATTGCCTCAGCCTCGACGACCTGTCCATCCGGAAGCACCGCCCAGACGCGTTCCCAATCGCCGTCTGTATATCTGATCTCGATCTCCTGCCCCTTGAATTTGGACATTTCGGGATGCAGAAAATACCAGTTCGGCTGAAAGAATTGAACGCCGTCCTTTCCGATCTTTCGCCGTGCCGCTTTCATCAGCAGCAGAGCGAGAGCGTCATCGGAGATCTCGTAGCGGGTACGGTAGAGCCGCTCGTATTCCGTGATCGGCACGACCGTCGCTCCGCCGAGGACCGCACGCGTATGCTCCGAGTGGTTGTACTCGTTTATTCGTCCGGCCAATGCGTCGCGGTAGTCGTCTATCATCATGAACGGCGATTCCGACCGCAGCCATTCCGCGTGCATCCCGATCTTCTTCACCAGTTTCTCGTGACGGTGCCACGCCCGTTGCCATCGCTCGGGTTTGTGCCCGATGCCGCGTCCGCAGTATTCGTTCTCGAATGTATTCTGTTCCCACGCTGAAAGGTCCTTGAACGTCCGCTCGACGAATTTTTCGCGCGCATTGTATCCGCGAGCCATCAGGTGCTTTAGCCCCAGCTCGTCGATCAGCCCGACACGACGCTGCGTGCAGAGAACGTTCAACCCGCCCTCGATCGCTGCGGCCTTTTTGAATTCAAGCGTTTGACCGGCTAACGTTTTGCAGCGATAATCCTTTCCCTGATCCGTATACAGATAGCTGTAATAGTCGCGGTCAGGTATAGAGAGCGGCTGTGCTCCGAAATTTTTCACACCGTTCGCATACGCCAGTCCTATCGTCACTGACGATGGCGTCAGGTCGAGGTGCCATCCCCAGATCAACCCGGTCCTGAGATCCTGCCAGACGGTCAGCCACGGCCGCGTCAGTTCGCCTGTCGGCAGCATCACCGTTACGTCTCGGACCGAGTGATCCCCGACGAGGATCTGCAGTGCGTCGATATCTCGGACGTCGCGCGGCACGTAGGGTGCCAGCTTGCTCGTGTACGCCTTTTGCCCTTCGAACGTAATCGTCGAGACCACCTTCGGCAGATCCTTATACTTGCGATAGACCCAACCATACGAAGGGATCGACCAGCCGCTCTTCGCAGCAGCTCGTTTCAGATTTCGGTGCAGATGCCGCGGGCTCGGGTGCTTACGCCAGTTAGCGTTCAGCCACTCCGCCGCCTCTGCACTGATCATGGCCTTTCGTTTGTCTGTAGGCTTTCTGGCCTCTCCAGGCTTGCGTAAAAAGACAGCCAACCCGTCTCGCTTGAATTCCTTTGACCACGCCTCCAGCGTGTGGGGCGATCGAGGCTTCGCCCTCGACGGCTCGACTCCTAGCACGATCGAGTCGTTGCATGCGGTCTCCGCCGCTAGTTGGTATATCCCGGCCACGTAGTCGAAGTTCCCGTCGCTGTCCCGACGGCGTTTGGGTTTCACCGCATCATATCGCTCAATGATCGACGCCAGGCGTTGTGCTTCAGCCAGAAAGGAGGGTCGGTATTCTGGCCTATATCGCAGCAACGCCTGCGTCAATCGGGCCTCGGCGGCTGCCATTGCCTCATCGGCGCCGAGGCCCCGGCCGGCGCAACCTACCTCCGCCGGCTCATCTGGTTCTGTTGTCAAACATCCTTTGACGGCCGCATCAGCATCGAGCCATCGTTTCTGATAATCGATCGGAAGCGACTCAAGTAGGCATTCCTGGATCGGCTTCCCGTTCCGCCCCCGTTCCCCTGTCGGCCGCCACGTCCACTGATGCCGTTTCCGGGCAAGCACGCCCCGCGAGACGCCAATCAGCTTCAGTTGTTCGATCGTCAGCCAGATCATCTCTCTCGTTTTATCGATTCACTTTCAGTACATCTCAGGTGCCGAAAACGTCCCTTCAGTCCTTTCGGCAGTTCGGCAAGGATCACTGTTCCGCAAATGTCGCAGATGTATATCCGCGTCTGCTTTTGGCGTAAGCGGCGATGGTCAACTCTGCTCATCGTCCTCGTTCCACCCAAGCAGCCGTTCAAGCATCGCTCCGGCTGCCGTTCGTGAAATACCGACTCCTGCGATCAGGCCGATGCCCAAACATCCTATGATCACGCCCGCTAGACTCAGAAAATAGACAGTTGTGTTTGACATGGTTCGCTGCTCCTTTTCCTAGAAATTGTCTCCGTCTAGACTTACAAACATTGCTGGAGCCGGCTGTCTGGTGCTGCCGCCTTCGCCGTAAGCCCGTGAGAGTTGGTCCATCAATTCACCGATATGGGCCAGGTCCCCTGCGGCCCTGTTCGCCTTTACCTCTCCCGGCAGATCGTTGACCTCGGCGATAAAGACCAGCAGTGCTTCGACTGCGTTCATATACGCGACTACGTACTCTGGTTTTTCCGCTGCCTCATCGACCTTTGCCTTCAGCTCATCGTATTTCGCCTTGTACCCCTCGAGTTTGGCGTTTGATTTCTCGGCCGCGATCTTGTCCTTGACCAGTCGCTCGACCAGCTTCTTTACCCCAACGCCACCGCTGGCGAGATCGATCCGAACGTCGCCGACAATAGCCACATCACCGTCGATCGTCACGTCGCCGGGGGCAAGCAGCTTTCTCGATGCATGCGGAACGTTGAGGCTTTCAAATAGGTCGTACTGCTCCGGACCTTCTTTCAGGAATAACTCTCGGTGTCGATAATAGGTCCGAACAGACTTCAATCCGGTGCCTTCTAGAAAAGCCTTCATGCTCATATAGCCGGCCGCAATGAAGCCCTTTCGTTCCTCGATATCGGTCAGGATTTGCATAATGTGCCCCTCGGTCTGCGACTGCCAGTACTCGGCGTACTTCATCGCTCCCAGCATCTGCATCACCTGATCACGTTGAGCCTCTTGATCGTCAAGATCTTCTGTTTTTTTCATCATCGCTTTCGCCATTCCCGTGCACTCCATTTGTGCCATTTGGCACACGACCATTCCTCTAAACCTTTTATTTTCAACACACCTTCATTTCGACTTGTGCCAAATGGCACAAATCACGCCGCAGCCGGAGCGTTTCTTGACCGTCGCCGAGCCGATACCACAAGCTCTAGTTTTCGGTTCGCGTTTCTTATGATCTTCGCGTGCGTACTCCGCAGCTTCATTTCCTCATGTCCGTCGATCCGGCCGTCATCAAATGCCTCCAGAAATTCCTCTCCAAATGCCAGCATCTCCCGAGTCGATCTCGAGCAGAATTTCGTCAGGTCCATATCTTCATGTTCCCCGTCCGGCTCGTCGCACAACGCCAAGAGCGTCATCGCCAGAGCCTTCGACTCGAACTGCCTGCAGAAGACAGGTATCAGATCCGCCGGTATGGGTGTCTTTCCCGTTCGATAGTTGTACAGGTGCGTCGTGCTGATACCTGTAAAGCCCGATAGCTTTTCCATCACTCGGCCGATCTCCAGCCCCTTCTCCGCGGCGATCCGCTTGATCTCCGCCTCGAACGTCAACGCGATCGGGCTCGGAATTTCCGATTTGTCATTTACCAATTTCAGATCTGCTGCCATTTGAATTTCCCTCCAGTTTTTTCAATAGATATCGATCTTCGGAATACGTTAAACTCTGCGCGGTCTTGCACCAGTCCCGTCGCTTTGGCTGCGGATGGTGTCGTCCAAAGATTCTTTCAACAGGTTTGCCGAGCCGGCTCGCGATGATGCGGCGGATACGCGGATAGATCCGGTAGCCGGTGATGCACATCGAAATTTCCGGCAGCGTGCAGTCTGCCTCTGCGGCGATCGACGTCAACGACAGTCCGCGACGCATGATCTCTGCTTTAATTTCTTGAGGCTTCAAGCCTGTTCGATCTACCCGTTTCCGGTCGGCCACCCTGACCGTTGGCGTTGACATGGTTCGCTCGTTGGTTTGCGGCACGTTAACGCGGTCATTTATCTGCGACCACAGGTCTTTCAATAGTTCTATGAGTTTCATTTTGATTACGCGGCCTTGCACCATCGACCTGATCCTTTCGGCTGAGGATGATGATCAGCAAATATGTCAGTGATATTTTTCTTGAGCCGTTTAGCGATGTGCTTGCGGATATTTCTGTAGATACCTTTGCCGCTAATGCACATCGATACCTCTTGGACTGAGCTCTCGGTTTCCGTCGCAATCGCGGTCATCGAGATGCCTCGTCGGATCAGTTCTGCCTTGATTTCGTTTGGTGTCACGAGCTACTATTTCCTTGCTATCAATTAAGAAGTTAATTGAAGTGTCGCTAATTTAGCGATAAAAGAAGGCAATGTCAAGTAAAAAATCGCTACAACAGCGAAAACCAAGCGAAATCCAAGTTAGGCTTCAGAAAGCCTTCAATGGTATGAGCGTGAGCGATATTGCGAAAAGCCTTGGTGAAAAGCCAAGTTCGTTCTGGAATTGGGCAACAGGACGCAATGAATTTCCACACTCAGTTCTCGCTAAAATAGCGAGACTAAATGTCTCTACTCATTGGCTTCTAACGGGTGAGGGCAGTCCGATCCTCGCGTCGAAACTCCCAACTATCGAGCAAATGCTCGACTCAAAGATCCGTGCCACGGTTCGAGGTTTATTTGAGGACGATTCGAGTGTTGACGGCGAGGCGATTCGTGGTATAATTCGCGACATCGTTAAAGAAGAACTGGCGGCATCTAGGAAACATCGTCTTTTCGAGATCGACCTTGACGACGCCGGTGATAAAGAGGTTCGCAAAGCGGGATAACATTCAAGATAAAACGTGCACTTAAGAAACAATGACATTCCAAGCTCTCTCTCCTGTCCGATCGAACACACTTCGTCCTTACTTTCCGATCCCCGTTCCTGCGGGCCATGCTCACGGCGTTGAGCAGGGGGTAGACTGGATCAATATCGACGACTATCTACGCCGTGGATCTGACACGGTGGTATATATCAGGGTCCGTGGTGACTCGATGGTCGGCGATCGGATCCACGACGGTGACATCCTGGTCGCCCATCGCTGTAATCACGCCCGAGTCGGTGACGTCGTGATCGCCGAGGTCAACGGCGAGTTCACCGTAAAGCGCCTCCGGAGCCATAGCCAAGGTCTCTATCTCGTCCCGGCAAACGACATGTACCCGGTCCGCCAAGTCCACCGCCGCGACACATTCTCAATTTGGGCGGTCGTCAAATTTGTGATACATAGTTTCTAAATCTCATGAAACGCTTATCGTGGCTTCTGATCCTGATCGTCACGGCTTGCAGTGGCGGCCTCGCCCCATCGGCGAACTATGGCACTGCGCGGCCGATCGACTCGAGTAAGGAAGTGTCGCCGCCTGCAGCAACGAGCCCCCCGAGCGACGATGCATCTGACGCCGGCCCAACGGACGATGTGCTTGAGTTGAGAATAGCGACAAACATCTCCGTAAGAGTCAGCGAATCGCCTGAAGAGATGTTGAAGATGTGTGACGAACTGATCCGCTACGTCAATCGGCTTCCTAATGTAAAAATGATGAACCGGATGGACTGCCTGATGAGGTCCAATGAGATAATGACTTTCTCGGACGAAGAGACTATCGCTAGTCAGAAATTCAAGAAAGATCGAAACGGGAAGTATCGCTTCAAGGACGCCGTGGCCGCGGTGAAGATAGTCGCCACGGCGGCTTCGAAATATTAGTGAAGTCATGAAAATGGCCAGACTGAAAAATCCGAAGGTATGGGACCCATTTGCAAATGGTCGCGAGATCGTCACGGCGATGTCTCCCAACGCCTTCTCCGGGAATTCTAACGCCTGAGATCTCGGCGATTGTTTTGCGTGATGCTAATTACGGACAATTGATGTCTAAAACTGAAGATCAATCCTGTGAACAAGGTGAAAGCACTGAACAGTACTTCAAGAGATTGCTCAATGCCCACGGATACCCTTTTCAATTTGCCGTGATCCGGCATGCCCGTCTCCTTCAATCTGTAGGAAAGTCGGGTTGGGTGTTTGAATCTTCCGAAGTCCCGGTTGGCGAATCCGGACGTTCAACACATGTTGACTTTGTCCTACGAAGATATGATGGGCTGGGTTCCAATTCTTCTCTTAATTTGTACCTGATAGCGGAATGTAAACGCGTGAATCCGTTGAAATCAAAATGGTGTTTTGTTCGGAATCCATACCCCATGCGGAACGCGAGTGGTTCCACTCACCCAATCCAGTTCGATAGGATCGTCTCACAGGATTCGCAAGATCGTTATACAAAGGGGGGAATGATCAAATACTGGGACTATCCGACATTCGAACTTTCATTTGAGCTCAAAACACATAAGCCAAACGATCCGTTGTCTCCACTAGCCAAATCGCCTATTAACGATTCGGCATATCAAGTCCTTCTGGGCCAACGAGGATTCATTTCCCACCTCACGTCGATGACAGGAACAGACAAGCAAGAGAAATTGCGGCGAGAAAATGTATTCATTCCGGTTGTCTTTACCACAGCTGATCTTTTGGTATCCGACGTTGATTTGTCCGCGGCGGATCTAGCTTCTGGGGAAATCCACACTGACTCGGACGTCCTGATCAAACGGCCCTGGCTATGGTACAACTTTCGTCGACACTCCGATCTGGACCACGCTTTTGAAAACCATGAAGGCTCGCAGACAAACGTTGATAAATATTTTACTGCATTTACGCGCTCAATAGCTTTCGTTTCGGTCTCTGGGATTG